GGCATTCTGGCAAAGAATACGTCGCTGGTGAGCTGGAGAAGCACGTACTAGACTTAGGTACCACGCCGGCCGCCGTGGCCGATATGGTTGAGAGGGCGAAGGATAGAAAAAAATGGCTTGTGTTCGCGTGTGGCGTCAAGCATGCGCTGGAGATAAAGAGCCTGCTGGAAGCGTCCGGGATAGCCGCTGGAATAATAACGGGCGAGACGCCTAAACTGGAGCGGGATAGCCTTATCCAGGATTTCAAGGGCGGCACGCTCGCACCTATACGGGCGCTAGTGAACGTGAACGTACTAACAACGGGTTTCAACGTGCCGGCCGT